TCACCCACGTTCTCTGGATTCACACGCACGATCTGATGGAAACCACCCGCCGCCGGGACATCGGGACCGACAGCGATACCCGGCCCTACGTATTGCTTCTCGATGGGAGAAAGGTTATTCATACGACCACCATCGAACATACGATCCCGCATCTCTAATACTTCATTACCACTTGACCGCCCCTGTGGTGCGATGTCCGAAAAATTATTTATCTCAACCTTGGGGTCGGGTAAATTCGATAAACTGACAGGCTTGGGAGACATGACATTAGGCATCTCTTCCTGAATAACCGGAACGGGCGCCTGTTGAACGGTGATGTTATACTCTTCAGTCTTTTTCTTTTCACTTAAAACTTTTCCTGCATAAGCTAATCCAGCGATAGCTACTAACGAAAGTGGATCAGCCATTCTTAATTTTAAGAGAGATTTTTATTGACCAGGATAACGCTTCATGAACTGCATATTCTGAGTTTCGGCTGTGGTACTGGCGGGTACATATTGCATCGTCTTGAGGGGAAGCTTGCACTTCATATCTTGGAGAGGGAACAGGTTCTGTTCGTACGTCTGAGTGACGATCTTGTTAAATCTAGATGTGGATTGAGGACGGAGGAGATCACTCGTCTCGATAAATTCAGCGGGAGCACCTTTACCCGCCATGAAGGGTGCGGTACCGTATAACATGGTGTTAGGTCGGCTAGAACCATAGTTAAGGGTACTGGGCTGGGGGTACACGAACACCTCGTCCGTGGCACACGCGGACGGGTGAGCAGGGTTTTCAACAATTTTCAGTCCTGGCTGAAGCTGATACGCCATTTACTATTACATGAGAATATTATCTATCTAAGCTGCTGGGCCGTTACCCCCACCAAACATACCACCTCTCTTATCGTCATTAGACGCCAATCCACCAAACGCCTCTAACTGCACACCCCGTGCATTAGGACTACACAGGGTCGGGTCCGACTTGCAGATCGGAGCACCCTTCTCACCATATAACCACTCAGCGAAAGCGGTCTGATCACCCGGAATAGTCGTCACGGGACCCGAAACAAACTGCCTAGAAAAGGCGTTTCTCTGAGCATCAGGCATCGGGGAGCGAGACTTCTGCGGACCATATGGGATGCGTCCTGACAACATGTCGTTCACTTCATCACGCACCGTATCGTACCTACAAGCTGAAGGGCGATCCGGTCGACCATCAAAATCACTCATCAAGACGTTCGCCATGGGATTATCAACCGTGGGAAGCTGACACTCCGGAACGTACGCCTCCTTCATCACCTTCTTTCCCTTGATCATTTTAGACTTTTCCATTACATAAAGAACCGATAAGACTGTAGCCCCTAATATGAAAATACGGATGTCCCGTCTGATGAGATACAGAATACATGTCGCGTAGATGACAAATCGAGCTGTAGCATTGATCCGTTCGGCTGTCGTCTGTTGACTGGTGGGCCAAAATTCGGTGACCTTATCGGACCTGACGACTTGCTTTGGATCTTCAAACAATGAGACCATTTATATTATGCGTAGTTTATTTTTTCATCATACCACTGAGCAGCCCCTGCATGGACTGCATAAGCTTATTCTCATCAATCTCGAGTTCGCCATCTTCGTTAGAAAGCTTATCCGCACATTGCTTGGCGACCGTCTCAATCATGCTAAGTGTGTCAGCTGGAATGGCGGTGATGGTAGTGCCAAGCATGTATAGCGTTTGAAGATACTGCCAAATTGCATCCTTAGTACCGGGAGAGGCCTTGGGCCAGCATCCCTTAAGGTTGATATCCTTGAGAAATTCAATATTCTCTGCATGTTCGAGGAAGAACGATTCGTCCTTAGAGTTGATCTTATCCACATGAGGGGTGACGTTTTCCATGAAACCGTCGACAATAATCTTGCCGTTAGTAGATCTCATGAGTTCAAAAGCGGCGATGTACTTCTTAAGACCCTTCTCCTCTGGGAAGGTCTTATGCAGCTCCATGAGAAACTGGCCCATCATGTCGTTAAACGCTGTAACGGAAGTCATATATAACATATGTTGCGATTAATCTTTAAGTTACTCAAAAAGGGTCGGTAGAAATGGTTTCACGCTTACCTAAACCATTAGACACGATAAAATAGACTAAAATGGCTACTAATGCAGCCGGTTTGGCATACGCACTCGTAGAAAGAGTGCCCTCGTCATTCAATCGAGCTTTGCCGTGAATGTATAAAGCGGTGAGTGCGGCAGCAATCATGGCCGCAGAAGCTGGATCACGGAAGTATTCGTCCATATTTAATAGCGGAGTTTTTTACTCCTGGCATCTGCGGCATCGGCGAATAGGTCACCATCTGAACGCTGGGGCTGCTGGGGACGGGTGCTCACGGTTCTAAACTCATTTTCAAACGGATTGGGCGCCGGTTCTTGCGGGGCCTGATACTCTTCCATCGGTTCCTGATACTCTTCACATGGTTCTCCCATTCCATCTTCAACTCCGCCCATGGGATGTTCCATCCCCTCCCCTTCCATTCCCTCAGCTCCTTCCATTCCCTCGGCCCCCTCGGCCCCCTCGGGCCCCTCGGGCGCTCCAAACCCGCCACCCATTTCACCCGGGCTTTCTTCGTCGTACTCTTGGATGTTATCCTCGACCATATCCGCATCTTGGGGGTCGAGCATGTCCTCACCGTTAGAAGCCATGTACGTCTGTAAAATTTGCTGAACAGGGATCAACTCCTTCACAGTCGTCTCTACACACGTAGTAAATCGCTCATACAACTTATCGTTACGCGCGTGCTCTGACTGGCTATCAGTGAAAATGTAAGGATCGCGATAAAGATCTTTAGCCGCGTTCTTGTAACATGTATGAATGAAAACCTCGTTAGTAGGAAGTTTGACGGACATCTTCTTAGAATCGGAGCTCAATCGAACGGCAGAGAGAATCTTTACAGAGCTGACAAACACCGCGGCGACTAAATCTCTAAACCACGCACAACGCGCGGCGATATTCTCCGTGTGCTGGCGAGCCATAGTCTCATTCCATTCGGGAATGTCTTTCAGTAGGTTTTGGAACATTATTAAAACCTTTCGACCCTTGGACAGTTTCTGAGCCTCTGAATACATATCTTCAAAAACTTCAATCATGACCGGGCAAATGAGAATGCACAGTTGTTCCATATATTCGCGCTTAGCCTCGACTAAAATGTTCAAATTATCCATTTATGATAGACTGGTCTTTTTTTATTAGCATTACTGCGCATCTCTCCTGTACCTATTTGCCACTTTCTTAAGATTTACTAGGGTAGGGAAATCTTCTATATGATCCATGGGTCCAGAACTCACCCTGTCCTTTTTAACTTTCCACGTTATGGAAAGTCCGAAATTACCCGTTATGTGCACTATGAAACCGCCGAGTTCAAGCTGTCGTTTGAGATAAGACGTCGCCTTTAGACGATCGTACACGGGATATCCCACTAGAAATGCGGGTACTTCGAAGTTTACCCGCTTCTTTTGAGCCTCAACTGCTCTTCGTATCTTACGGGAAATTTGTTTATACAATTCCACATACGTTTCTTTCTTCATACGATTTCTATTGTTGGTTATTCGCGAGATCTCCTCTACGCTTATCATTAATATTACCCGGACTTAAATTTAGCATTTCTTCCTCACCTTTAACGATTTCAACAAACGGAATATATTCATGTCCTTCGATACCACTCTCAAATGGCGTTCTATTCGCAGGGGGGTTGACATCCATCGGCTGGGATCGAGCACTTATGACTCTCACGTTTGGTTTACCCGCTTTACCTATCGTGCTAGCGTTTGTGACGAGAATATCGACGGAGACCATGAAACCATAAGGAAAGCCCCCGCGCTTCAATACCATAAACATACATCTATACATACCGTGATTTTTATGCTTGTGTACGAATTGCTTCAATCCACTCGTCTCTATGATATAGTTGTTTATACCGGTCTTTTCCTTGATGTATTTACTCGTCGTGAGCACCAGGGACTCCATTATGTCATGGTTCACGATGGGTTTCGTGGACATATATTCCGCCATATTTGGTAATGGATCGTTCAATGCGATAACCCCACTCTCATTTGAAGCCACTGAGTACTTTTCTTCCCTGGACATCAGTAACAAAATGACCAGTATGAATAACAGGATGTTTATCATTTAATATAGACCTTTAAAAAAATCGTGTGTAATTTTCTGATTTTTTTTGACTCGATATTTTAGATGTCACTTTTGGTGTTCAGTCCGAAGTGTAAACATAGTATGGATGTGATCACGTTTATTAACAGTCATAACCAATTGAAACAGATTGTGCATTATCACAACGTGTCAGAATTGGGGATTCCTCCACAGTACAGATCAAAAATTACCAGGGTTCCTACGATGTTGACAAAGCATGGAAAAATTTTAGTCGGTAAGGAGATTCAAAATTGGTTGGAGTCTCTTTTACCAGTACGCGAACTCGAGACGTGTGGGTTCGGGGGTGGTCCGAATACGACAACTCTCGACGGTGAAGGAACTGATGAAATGTTTACGATAGAAAATTACGGGAGATCGTTACAGCCACCTATGACAGCAGAATTAGAAGCAAAGATTAATCGTAAGGTCGAAGACGTCGCTTATACGGATATAAAGAATTGAGTTGTGGTCAAAATAGTATGAAACTTGTGACTGTCCAAGCTGCAGCCATAAAGTCTACATTTGAAGTCTTAAAGGATATACTTAACGACGTGAACATCTATTTTAAGCCCGATGGAATGTACATCGTCACTCTCGATACGGCTCGAACTTCGCTTATAGACATGCATCTCCCAGCCGAGAACTTCGAAGAGTACGAGTGCAAGGAAGAGATAGACTGCGGTGTTAACATGACAAACATGCACAAGCTTCTTAAAACAATCACAGTCAACGATATTTTGATAATATCCGTTCAGTCGAAGGAACATATGAACATCGAGATTCACAGTGAACAGAAGAAGACATCCACGAAGTTTGAACTAAAACTTTTGGACATCAATGAAAACCAGATTGAAGTACCAGAGATGCATATGATGGTGAACACACCCATACCTTCTATCGACTTCCAAAGAATCTGCAGAGATATGTCTAACATAGGAGACGAATTGGAAATCCACCGAGGCGGAAACGCATTACGACTCGTATGCAAGGGAGATTTTGCTAACCAGGAAACGGAAATTCAGTGTGTGGAAGAATGTCCCATGATGTCTGGTACGTACTCACTTAAATACATGAATATTTTTACAAAGGCTACGAGTATGTGTTCGACTGTGCAAATCATGCAAGAAGAGCAGAATCGGTTCTTGATTCTGCGATACAACGTAGCGAACCTGGGTGACTTGAAGTTCTACCTCGCGACTAAGGTAAACGAAGATCAGACATAAGACCCGTCGACGTGTCAACTGTTTTCATCATTCCGAAACAGTTCTTCAACTTAATACGAGGAAGTTCATTTTTCAGTCTGTCTTCGCTATAAAATAGCATATCCTTAATCATCACCTTTTCACCATAAAAGTCCGAATTTGGACCCGCGTACCGCCGAATTTTGTCGAGAACGTCCTTTACTGGCTTGTCATCACAGTCCAGTAATTGTGCGCTTGTGAGAGGAATATGGAAAGACATGGCAGTCGATTTTTTAGGAGGCCATGAATAATTATTGTTGTAGGTCAAAAATTTATACATACGATTTTCGTACCAATAGCTGATTCTGACCAGAATTCTTGTCACCGCTTCAGGTGGTGTGGGAATGGGGTCGCCGATAGAAATACCGGCATGTTCAAGATCCTTTTCGTCGATCACGTACGATTTCGTATCAGGTTCAATTTCGTAACTTTGGCTTATCCAAAGGGGGTGCTCCGTTGTCTCGGCAGAAAAATCTTTAGAATGATCGACAAAATACTCGATATAGATATCATCGATTGTGTAATCACGTTTAGCGAAAATAAAATGCATCACCTTTTTTATCCCATAGATTACGTTAATTAAAAACTTGTGCAGTACTTTCATTAACGTTAATGGAGGGCAATTTTTTAAGCAGGTATAATAATCGAGTAGAAGAACTGACGAGCAAAATAAAAAGTGACCCGATTAATAAACGTGAATACGAACAGGAGTTATCGGATTATATAGCTCGGTGCATACCCTATGTACGACAATATGTAGACGACACAGAGGGGGAAGTGACCACCGATAATATTTTCAACTGTAAAGAGACTGCAGGTAAACAGAAGAAAGATATCTACGTCGAATATCTAGTGAACGTTGAAAGAAAGAATATAGATCGACCCATAGAACGCAAGCTCATAGATCGGTGTCCACGATGCCCGGATAGCAACGTGTTTCATTTCAGTGACACGAGCGAGATGGTATGTGATTCATGTGGTGTAGTACTGGATGTGTTGATAAGCGAAGAGCTCACGTACAAGGAAGAACAAGAGACATCAGCCAAGGTTATCAATTATTCTTACAAACGGGATAACCATTTTAACGAATGGCTCTCACAGTTCCAGGCACAAGAAATGACTACAATTCCACCGGAAGTTATCGAACAGTTAAGGAATGAATTTAAGAAGATCAAGATTAAATCCGTAACTGAGATTACACACGCAAAGGTTCGTTCGCTACTCAAGAAACTTAAACTGAACAAGTTTTACGAGCACGTGCCGTTTATTACTAATATTTTGAGTGGTATCTCACCACCCAAAATGCCCCAACAACTCGAAGAACAGTTACGAATGATGTTTCGAGATATTCAGAAACCGTTTGATGACAACTGTCCATCCGACCGAAAGAACTTTTTGAGTTATTCGTACGTACTTTTTAAATTTTGTGAGTTGCTATCTGAAGATTCTTACCTTCAATACTTCCCTCTTCTTAAATCCAAGGAAAAGCTCCACCAACAAGACGTCATTTGGAAAGCAATCTGCCGGGATCTTCAATGGGAATTTATTCCGACAGTGTAACTTCCGCGATTTGCGGTTGTAACCCTTCACCGGGCGGGAAATTAATCAGGTACGCAGATGTTAAGTCGAGTTGTGTGAGGTACTTTTTAGCTTGTGCGATCATGACATCGTTGAGACTTTTAACCGTTTTGAGTTCGAGAATGGTAGTTCTTCGCACGATAATATCAGCACGCGCCATTCCCACTACGTGATTCTTGTAATAAATGGGTACATGTCTCTCAGACTCGTACGGGATGTTCAACTCTCGAAGACCCACTTCCATTGCATTATGGTACACACGTTCACTGTGACCTGAACCAAGAGACGTGTAAATGTCATTAACCATTTTATGTATATCTTCTCGGAGTGATACTGCTACGTTTCTCTCATTTCGGAGATGGCGATCTATGATATCCTCGTAATACTCTTCGGACGATTTCTCGTTGTCTGCCATTTGTTATATTGGTCTTCATATCTTTATACACTTAAAGACAACACGCTAGATTAATATAGAATCCAGTTAGCTCAGTTGGTTAGAGCGCGGTGCTTATACAACAACGTATATAAAATGACTTCACTGTCATAGAAGCAACGCCGATGTCACGGGTTCGAGTCCCGTACTGGATATCTCTTTTTTTATGCACCAGTACGTGCATAAAAAAAGCGATTCTTAAAAACTTTAATATAGTTATACATGTCAACCGATATTTATACGATGAATTTATCAGAAAGTTCTGATGGCATGGTTCCTATAGACATGGATAATCGATCTAACGCATTCGTACCGGAAGCTCAATCTAACACGTACGCGCCAGAAATCAACCAAGAAAAAAATATACACGATTATAAAGACGACATGGACTCTACTCCTATCAGCGATGTTTTAGGTGGTCCCCAAGAAGGCACTTCTCTCGAACCCCCTCTCATGGCGGTTGACCCTCGTGCGGTTCAAGTGGCGCAAGCGAATGCCATGATGCCCCAGGTTCAGGCTGCCGCCCAAAAGACCGAGGATCCGACCAAGAAGAAGAATCCTTTTGACCTCACTGATGATCAATTACACACTCTCATCGTTGTCTTCGCCACGGCTGCTGCTGTAAGCAAACCTATTCAAGAAAAGCTCGCGAATACGGTTCCCAGGTTTTTAAATGCTCAGGGTAATCGTAGTCTCGTAGGCTTAGCGTCTACCGGCGCGGTTGCTGGTGTCGTGTTCTACATCACTCGTAAATATTTCTAAATCGTCTCGTACGGAAGACTGAAATCAATCAATCCTAATCGCGAGATAAGTCCGATCATAAGAATCCATGATAAGCATATCGTAAGAAGTGCAGGCCATGCTTTCTTAGCATCCTTTTTCCCGTAATTCTTGAAAATATCCTTAAGATCTCCTATCACTTGTGTCAATCCATAGACAATCCCACCCGAGAAAAGAAGGGCTAAAAAGACGTGACTCGTTTTCCCACTTACGATGATCGTCTTATTGGCTAAGACGTACACTAAGAATGGGAGAATCGTCGTCACGAGGGCGATGTTACCCTCGTACGGCATCCATTCGGCGCGCGTGAGAAACATACCAACCATAACTAAAATCCACAAAAGCAGAGAACCGCCTATCGTTTGACTCCACCTGGTGGGGTCTATTCCTGGGAAGAAATCGGGTTGTCGTAAGCCTGTGTCAGACATTTATATTAACCTAGATTATTTATCAACAATCTGCTTACCACAAAATGGAGTCAGCGTTCCTATGTTGTCGTACACTCCTATAGTTATCGCCTCGTTACGAAGCTCTTCATAGTTGTCCCAAAAATTATCACTATGAGAATATTCGTCCACGGTACAGTGTGCAAGTTCATGTAATAAGACATGGAACACGTGGTTTACTTCACCATCGATACATAAGCCTATCTCCTGACCTTTGTTCGTGTTGTACCCAACTCCCCTCATGAGAGACCCTTTGTATGCGACGATAGGAATCTCGTCATGTATCACGCGAAACTTTGGTTCGTTGGTTGTCTTCAGGTGTTCCCTGAGAGTGCGATATCGCTCCTTCACCTCTTCTAATACAGGTTCTTTACGAGTTGTATACCATAACAATATGTTAATAATGATCAGTACCGGTATGATCATCTCTACTATACGTAAATATAAATTTGCTGTACAATTCGGATATTGGATTTCCTTTTAAACCCTCCCATGTAGTCATCATCAGACCCATATTCTCGAGATGTGTAATGAGCATATCCTTATGTGCCACAGGCTCTGCCTTGGGACCATCTGCATAATACGGAGTGTCGCATAAGTGTACAAATAACTTTTCACCAAATTCACCGTAACTCGTTCCCTTCATTTGAAAGAAATTACCCATATCGTCCTTATATGGAGTCTTAAAAATGATTTTTTCTGAATCTGGTATGATTCCAATGAATTTACCCCCGGGTTTTACCCGACGTTTGATTTCTCGAAGAGTTGACAAGAACAAATCACGTGTTTCAAAAATATAGTGTAACGCAAAATTGTAGCACACCACATCATACTTGCGATTTGGACATGCTCGGATGTCTCCATGGTAAAAGTTAACTCTCATCTTCATATTCTTAGCCCGTCGCTTAGCTTCATCCAGTGCCTCTGCATTGGGCTCACACATATTGATATTGACTTTCATCTTGGACCATTTTTGAAGATCTCCACCAAAACCACACCCGACGTCGAGTACACTGATACCCGGTTTACAGACACTCTCGATGAGTACCCGCTTTTCGTTATTGTGTAATCGACGCAACTCCTCCATACTTTATGATTGCATAAAAACTTTAAATATCGCTCCGACTTAAGTTTAATGGCTTAAAGTTTTTATGCAATATAAGAACATATAATGTCTCTTGAGCAGGATTATACGACTGTTCCCGGTCAGCTTTTCGCATGCCTTAGCGTCGTTGGACCGGAGTGTCCGCAAAAGAATGATAAGTTTGGAATCAAGATCCGAGGCGCTTTCAGTACCCGTGACGAGGCGGCTTCCCATGCGAAGCGTCTTCAAAAGGAAGATGCCACGTTTGATATTTACGTCGTGGACATGTATAAGTGGCTACTGATCCCCCCGGATCCTGCTAAGATCGAGGATGCGCATTACACGAACGAAAAGCTAGAGGAGTTGATGTCTGGATATAAGGAGAACCAGGCCCAGGCTGCTAAGATGTTTAACGAGCGTAAGCGTGATATGGTTGAGGCTGCTACGTACAACAAACCTGGTGATGAGAACTCTCGATTCTATACCAAGCCGGACGAGCCTCCGATTAGTCACCCCGCGGAGGTCATCGAGCGTCTCAAGAGCGAAACGCCTGATGCTCCCATGGAAGAACTTGTGAAGAAGGCCGACGAGATCGTCAAGGCTGAGATTGAAGAGCGTAGGAAGAAGCGCGAGGCTGAGCTCAGCATTGCCGAAGAACCTGACGAGGGTGAGATTACCGAGGCGAAGGACGATGGTGAGGAGGAGGTTACTTCTAAGGCGTAATTGTACAAAAAAATACAAACATTATGTGATCATATTATTAAAAAAAATCTACCTTCTTAATAATACGATGGCAACAGACTATAAACAGCGTGTCGAAAAAGCCCTCGCGGAACAGGCTGAAAATGAAAAAAATGCAGGACCGCGTGAGGTTGGGTACGTCAGTTTCGGTCATCCTAAAAATTTTAGGCTAACGAGAATAAGTATATTAGATGATGAAATGTATGAGGCTTCTCAAGTAGTTACTGATGGTGTAATTAGACCAGCAATTACTAGAAGATCGGAAAAACTTTTAGAAGACGAACGTACGCCAGTGAAAGAATTTTTACCCGCTTCACCCGGGGCGAAGGATAACTGGCTGCATAGTCTTCCCCATGAAGAAGCCTAGAATAAAGGCTACGAATATAACAATATAGGCAACCTTATCTAGTGAGTTAAAAAAATCGGGAACCTTAGGTCCACCCGACAATTGTGGAGGTGAATACATAAAATGTTGTGGAGGAGGTTGCATGTAATACTGCTGTTCCTGTTGTTCTTGAACGGGTTCTTCTACCGGCTTCTCGTCTAAAAGCTGTGGGTTATATTCTATGGGATTCCCTAATTCCGTTTCCATATGGTAATTATTATGTCCATTTTTTTAAGCCTCATATTCCTCATCAGATTCCTCATCATCATCGACAACGAATCCCTTTAAATTTCCGTTCTCATCGGCTTCGCTGTCCGAACATTCATCCTCTGTATCAGTTTCAGTTTCACATAAATCGTCATCTTCTGAATTGTAATCAGTATCATACTCATCGTCGGAAAAGTCGTCGTCACAGACGTCTTCTGTGGGTTCTAAACGCTGGGGTTTCCTCGATATCCTACCGGATCGGGTTAAAACAGGCTGCTCTTCAATGTCTGTCATTTATACATCTCACGCAAAATTCTTTTAAATGCCTTTATTACGCTAAAGCTGATAATATATTATCCGTAACGATATATTCTCTATTGTTACACGAACAGACCTGTACAATTCTATTCTTTACGATTTTGAACTGTGTAGACTTAGAATTACATTTCACACACGTTAAATCGGTGTAGACTATACGCTGAAACTTAGATTTTTTAGTAACACTTTTGACCACGAGAGGGGTACTCGTCATGTTTTTATTTATGAAAGTCTGTAACATACCCACACCCTTAACCGTGTCATCTTTCTTCACTTCTAGACAGGGCTGACATGCCATCTGCGGTGTCTCGTACATGGATGGTTTGTATCCATCTTTGTACAATTCCTTAAAAATTGTGTCGGGTAAGCGATGCTTTCGTCCATAAAAATCTCTGCAAAATCCAAACCTTCTACCACGCATGGTTTCACATGTACAAAAACACCTTTGCGCGATAGTATGTCCTTCAATTCTAAACCATACATGATTTGATGCGTGTGAGCGTTGAAGATTTTCACAATACTTCGAATTTGTAGACAAAAGGTAGACGTTTTTATCATGGTACATTTTCGTAATTTGCGCGATATCTTGGCCGTCCAAGTTCTTTTGTATGAATGCTTCTATATCTTGAACGACCTTCTCGTTTGAAAATACGTTCTTTGTCTCGCGCAATGTAAACCCTCCTTCGGTACGCGTCGAACCCTGTACGATGACGGGAATTGTCACCTCGGTTCGAAGGGTGGCCATTTCCATAATCTCGACACTTGGTTTTTGGTTGTGAATACGTGAAAGAGAGGACGTGTCGTATGAATACATGAGTATGGGTCGGTATTCTCCTTCGATTATTTTACCTTTTTCACATGACGCACATCCACGTCCTTCACACGCATCGTGTTTAGCCTTTTTATGCGACCAAGGCATGCGAAATCCACTTCCTTTCACGTTACGTCTTCCACCACCGTACACGGCGGTATCTACGATATCTTCCCATGGTTTTCCGGGAAACAGCAAGGACAGTGATGACACGATATGTGAATGCAGGGCCATAGCCGAACCATGATCGACGACAAAGTTGGGCCAGTTCATATGGATTCCATGCTTAATTTTATCGCGGGATGGTTTCGGTTCAGCTACTGAAACGAGTACATCCTTGCCTCCATAATGAGTGACGCGATCACAAATTGTTCGAACATATTCTTCAAGTCTTTCGAATGAGAGCTGTTCAGTATCCTTGTAATCCAAATCTACAAAAAAGTTAAACGTGTCCGTTTTCTGCTCGACCACGTACAACTTTTCCCCATTACGAATACACTCCACGTACTTTTCGTAAAAATCTTTCAATCTATCAAAAGGAACAGATAGACGACCACCGTCCATGAGCACATGTGATAGATTGGAGCCTTGTTTAAAGGTGAAACCTTGTTTTTGACACCAGGATCTAAACATACTTAATTGATTATATACTCACCTTTTTAATACTCTTCATCACGCCACACGGAACTCCGCCAAGAGACATCCCTTAGCTCTTCTTCTTCCGTGCTTAATTCTTTCTTTAACACCATAAGTTCGTAAACTGTTTTCTCCTTCACTTCTTCAATGTACTTATCAGCCCGGCTTTCACTGTACGCCTTTCTATCTATGAGTACTTCCTTGATTTGCTGAAGGATATAGTTCTTCGACTTCATTATTTTATAGAGAAGGTTTTTCTATTAAGTGAAGTCACGCATGCGTAAAACTCTGGATTTTCTAGCACATTGGTCACTATTCGTTCCCAACGCCTACGCTGGTTAAACTCTACTAGAGTGTCAAAACTCATAAAATCGTTTTCATCATATGTACGTTTCATGTGTATCTTTTTCGTATGCATTTTATGTTTCTCTTCATTAAATCGACGAACGAGTTCAAGTTGCTCCGTTTTAGAATAGTCTACAAAAAACACGAACACAGTGTATTCCAGTTCTATATTAGGCTCTTCTTTAACGTTAAATGAGAAACTCGTATATTCACCATTTTTTAGTGAAACAACCCCTCTTGTCTCTTCTTCTAATTCTCTCAACGCACATCGTAAAGGGCAAAATATTTCCCGCCGCCTGCACCCACCCGTGACAAAAATCCACTCTTTGAATCTTTTGTCTCTCACCGTTAGAAACCGGGGGGTTTCACCAGCAAACGTGACAGGAATAGCAATAGCTTTATGTTTTTTCATTGCACATTAGCCTCTATAATCCCCTGATAAGATTATTGAGCCTGATTCTTCTCACTCGAACGCGTAGTACGTTTCTCGGGTACATTAACTGGTTCCTCCTCATCGATGACCTCGATCTTCTTGGCGGTAGGCTGGTTCGTGGGAGGAGCCATCATCTGAGCCGCCGCCGCGGCGTTCATGTACGCCTGTGACTCTTCAACTTCACGCTCGATAAAGCTCTTAACCTGATCAATCTCTTCTTGAGACTTCTTGAGCTCCCTGTAGAGATAAGCAGATGCAACAACGCAGATAACTACAGCGGTAATAATCGCCGTATCGCGATCAAGGCCGAACATATGTGATTTAAGAATGTTTTTTGTTTTTAAGTAGATATAATGGCACCCATTTTAGATTGTTGGCCTTCTGGACACGGGTATCCATGTTGTGCAAATTGAATCTCCTGATAGTGTGCATCCTTGCACGGTGCATTTTCGACGGGAATATATTTATTAAGTGTTCCGGATTTAGGATCGTAGGTGATCATAAAAACGAATATTACTAGAAGAAGGAACACCCACATTTAATAGTACGTGGGAATTTAGTTGCTGTACATTAAACCACCCATACCCTGTTCGATGCGCAGAATGTTGTAACCGACCGCGTAAATGTCAGACTTGAAAGTACCCTTATCCGTCACGAGACGAGCGGAGTCAACCCGGGAGAAGTTAAGCTCACCGGTAGGCTGAAGCTTGGCAGTGTCAAGACAGAAGGGGTAAAGGAAATGTTTCGTGAGACTACCATCGAAATCGGCGAACGGTGTGTGATAGTAGATAGAACCGGAAGTATAGTGCGGGTTCGCGAGCTTGGCATCCCCAACATCCGTACCGTTGATCTGAAGCTTGGTCTTTGCTTGGGCTGTGCCGACGAAATCGTCAGCCGCGGTGCGGTACGAGCAAAGGAACTTGATGGGATGGTTGAACGAAAGCTCCTGGACGGCAGAATCAGACTTAATAGCCTTTTGCGTCTGAGTGATGAGCATGTTCTGAGGGGTCGAGGCGAGAGCCGTGCGCTCATCGGTATCGAGGTAGATGAATTGAGCGTGGACCTCGTACGCGTCACTGGCGAGCGTGGTACCCCAGGTAATTCTAATCTCAACGTCATGGTATTGAAGGGCCACTAAAGGAAGAGCAGACTGCGCATTCTCACAGAAAGAAAACCGTAAAGGGTAAATCATAGTAGTGCCAGCGCCGTTCTGCAGGGCCTTATGGGACTTAGAGTACGTCTGACCGAGAAGAAGGGGGGCGAGACGCTGAGAAAAGCTGGAATCGTGGGTATCAATAACCTGACCCCCCACTAACAGCTCGACCTTGGCAATTTCAGCCTCCCAACCCGCAGGGGTGCGAAGACTGGGGGTGTTACGGTTGGTGATGTACACATAGCCGAGAAGGTCACCCTTGCGCTCGAAACGCACGGTCGACATACCGTTCGCGACGGGGTTACCCTGGATAACCTGCTTCTCGACGGTCTGAGCAAAATTCGTATGGCGCTTGTAGGTAGAACGGAAAAAGGAAACCTCGGGACGGCCAACAATGTGCGCATCCTGGGCTCCAATAGCAACGAGCTGGGCGATTCCACCGGACATGTTTTATATTATACTACGGTTTTATTTTTTTAAGTATCAGAATAGAGGGACGTGAGGATGAAGAGACTCTGTGAGTAGAAGTGACACGATACCGATCATGGCGAGCCGACCGTTCACGAGTTCGGTCTCGGGCTTCCAAAAACCCTGGACATACCCCTCATCCTTAGGGTTCGCTGCTGTACCGAGGAAGGCGAGGGCGGCGACCGCGACAGAGAGTCCAACGTTATCGTGAAACTGCGTGCTGATAGAATTACCAGTCATGACTTCATCGATCACGGCGGCTGTAAATCCGATCATAGCCGCGCGGCCGTTGACACGCTCGGCGACGGAAAGGAAATCATTGGAGCGCTCTACCTTCTTGAGAGGGGGAACTCGCGAAGAAGTCGTCCTAGGCTTAGACTTGATCTTAGAAGGCGTGTTCACAGCGACGATAGGATTGAGCGCAGCAATGCAGGACATTGTACTTTTAGATGGCGGGAAATCTTTAAGCGATTCGCTTTTCGAGATCTCCTACGCGAGAGAGAAGGGATGCCACCAATAATTCCACCGTGGCAAGTTTGGATTTTTCTGATTGGAGTTGAGTTTCTAGTTCTACTATACGTGTCTTATCAGCTTCAAGTCGTCTGTCTAATTCTTGTATTGAACTTACACAAATCGGTATAAAAATTTCTTTTTTGAGGAACACAAAGTCGTCCACCTCCTCTCCGTAGACGAATATCCGGTTTCCACTCACCACCTCCCCAGTCTCATCCACAGATGCCATCTTCTCTGTGAGGTCTTCGTCCACTCGTATAGTGTGGTCGTCTATAACCTCCACTATGTTGGTGTATGTTTCGCCACCGTCCGCTTCCATGAGTTTGATTTTCGAAGTGTGATTGTTTAGTTGTGTTGTGGTGAAGTTTGTAAATGTAATCACGTTTGATTGACTTACATTAGACAGCTCGTAAATGTTAGGTATAAAGTCATTCTGTAAAAGTGTTGCGTGAGGTAATGTCTCTCTAACTTCTTGGGCTATAAATCCGTATACTGGCGTTGAACCACGACTGATGGTGTCTTTATAACAATACCGCTTGGGCTTTATGAGCCTTAAAATGTCCAGAGCCTCCCCATCGTCGATGTCAGTGATGTCTGTCTTGATCCTACGATCACTCGAGTTGGCTGCACCACTCGTCGAAATGAAATACGAATTTGTGATAATAGCTCCACTTGCAAATATACCGCCTCCAACTCCGTGACTTGTATCTGTGGTCGTCGCTACATCATACTTGAAGTAACGTCGACTGCCTGTGTCTTGACCTCCAGCACTCCCTACAACATGTAAGGGGAGTAATGGATTTGTCGTGCCTACACCCACATTTTTATTGTATTTTATCGTCAAGGGTTCTCTAACCGTGTCGTTGTCTTTGACGCGGAACGCCATGTTCCATCTATCACTTGTGCCTGGAATACCTGCAGCACCATATACCCGTATCGCTCCACAATCATTTTGTAAATCATTTGTATGTCGTCTCTCTACACGAAACTCAATACCAGTTCCTATACCTTCTAGAACCTCAGTCGAACTCGATGACACAGTCGACACTGTCAAAGGGTATATCGTCGTGTTATGCGAACTATTTGTTCCCAACACTTCTAATTTACTATTTGGGCTCGTCGTCCCGATACCGACATTGCCCGAGCTGGTAATGTAGAATTCCTGACCAAATGTCGAACCGTTGTATATTCCAAACTGACCACTAGCACCATTACCAATATTCCAAGCGTCGTCGTTAGCGTTATAAAGTCCCATCGCACAACCGCCAGCTGAACCTGTACGCTTCAATGTAAAAGCTGTAAAGTCTGCTGAATCGACTTGAAGTTTTACAATGGGACTTGTCGTCCCAATACCAACATTCCCTGTAGACCTATAAATATCTGACCCACTTAACGTGAAATAGTTGGTTCCATCGGCTCCCGCCAGACCTTCTGGACCTTGGATACCTTGGATACCTTGGATACCTTGTGGACCCGGTACGGTCGAATCTGCACCTACCGGTATGTTGAAATTAAATACCGCATTTTCAGATGTTCCAGAATTCGTAACACTCGCACCACTTGAATTCGTGACCGTGGTCACCGTACCAACGGTGATCGTACCGGAAGGTCCTTGTATTCCCTGTACTCCCTGAATACCCTGTATTCCCTGAATACCCTGGTCACCCTTTGGAATAGTAAAATCAAAAACAGCCGCCGATGTTGTACCAGAGTTTGTCACCGAAGCCGACGTTCCCGCGAGTCCAGTCGTTGTCGTACCAGCCTCTATCGTCGCAGCATCACCAGGAGGTCCCGGTGCGGCGACGACGTTATTTAGCCTCGAGCCGTCACCCACAAATTCAGTCGCTGTGATGCGACCCGGGTTTGTACTATCGTTGATGACGACATCACTTCCTACGCGAAGATCTGTATTTACGTAGGCGTTACTGTTTACGTGTAAACCTGCATCGGGATCCGTGGTGACGAGACCTACACGATTGTTATCCGTATCAACGAATAGTTGCGAAGATCCTACCAATAAATTACTAGTGATGTCCACCTTTCCTGTGAGGACGTGACGGTTCGTATCACTCATCTATAATTAATGAAGATCTTTATCCGTTGGTGATTATTGCATCTACATCGTACCGTATCATGTATTCGTGTTCCTGTGGTTCTTTATGGGTATACGTAAAGACTTGTATTCCTCGTTCTTTACAATATCCTATAAATTCGTGGTCGAGTGATGTCCAGTGAAGTACCACACATTGAACACCTTTGGTCACCATATCGAATTAATGTTGTGTGAAAGTTGTCTCGAGGGTCGTACCTATGTTAAAATTTGAGGGTAATAGTGTCACGAGTTTACGGTTAAAACTGGAAAAGTAAACGTTACTAGTATCCTCGTCTTGGTAAAATTTCTGTAACG